GATTTTCCCTGTTAACGATCAGTTCACTGCGGACGCAGCAGACGTCCTCGCTGCAGTGCTTGACACGGCCATAAAAGGTGGTGGTAGAGGTAGTGTGAAACGACCGCCTTGTTTGGATTTGCCGCGCAACACGCCTGAAGAAGTAGCACAATTCATGATATGTCTACGCAAGAATCGTTCAGCGATTGGAGATGCATTGTGAAATTCATTCGCCCGTTAAGTGACATCACTGACCGTATGGAAAGAGAGAGCACTAATCGGGCACGTAGTTTCTTGGAAAGAGGGGTGAATGGTTTTGAAACTGTTCTCGTCACTAAGTTATTTGAAGGTAAGAATATTGATGAAATTCAGGCTAGATGGGATAACATTCTATTTCCGCTTGACTCATCGATCCTCGAAGCCTTCGAAGTAAGCGAACGTGGTAAAGTTGGTCCTATGAGTATACGTTTACCTTGGGATCAACGAGTGAGTGCTGTTGATGCGTTCTTTCTTCCACATAGAACGTCCATCGATAGTAATCTCATGGATAAGATCGTTGACGAACTTTCAACTCTCATTCCTCACACAGAACCTGTGTCGTTAGATTATGCCTTTGAAAGCATGCCCAAGAAGACGAACTCAGGGTTACCGCACTTTTCCAATGATCCGGACGTGTTACCGAGCTATTTGCGACGTGCACGCCAGATCGCTAGCAGTTTGGATGCGGATGAATTCTTTCCGTTTATTGCCGGAAGCCGGACTCAATCAGCAGGCGCGAACGAAGTGTCAAAACAACGTTTGCTATGGATGGTTGATAAGGCGGAAGTTATTCTCGGTAAGACAATTCAAGACCCTGTACTTAATAAGCTTCGAAACCTTGGTACGTTTAAGGCTTGGGAATCTAGACAGGCGGTGGACAACGAGGTGTCTCAATTCTTCGATGGTGAACCGATTCTTTCGGCTGACTTTGAAGCGTTTGATGCCTCAATAGCGAGTCAGTTTGGCGCATACACATTTGAGCTGTTAAGGCGCTGGACAGGTTCTCCGTACATCGACTTGTTACAGACGCATTTCTTCACCGGCGCGCTGGTAGCACCTCCTGGTGTGATAATCGACGGTCGGCAACACGGAATACCCTCGGGCTCAGTTCTCACTAATATCGTTGGCACGTTAACGCAGTTCCTTGCCTGGCACTACGTGGCGCGTGTTCTTCGTATTAAGATTGAGAAATTGTTGGTCATGGGGGATGACGCTGTTGTAAACCTTCGACCCTGGCCTGGTTTCGATGAGATTGCGGCTGTTCTTAGTGAACTTGGATTGACAACCAACGAGTCAAAACAAGTCATAGCTACCGATCATGTCCATTTTCTGCAGAATGTGCATGAAGACGGTAGGAGGATAGATGGAATTGCGGTTGGTCAAAGACCGACTCACAGAATGCTTGGACGTATGCATTTCCTAGAACGATTCCCAAGTGGTGGTCTAACTAAGTGGCTTACGAGCATTCGTGCTGCCTCACAAGCCAGTCAGTGTGATAAACATCCTAAGTTTAAAGAATTTGCGAAGTTCCTAATTGAAGGAGATAAAGTCTTGCAGGAATTTACTCTCAAAGAGATTCTTTCTCGAGCGGGAGGCGGTGCTAGTGCCGAAAGCGCATTGGGTCAAGCATCGTTCATCTTCACGGAGATAGGTGCGTCAACTCTGCCTTCTCTTCCGATAGCATCCGTTCAACGTGAGTGGATGCTTAATAGGGGCGATCATATGCGTGCGGCGTAAGTCGCAAAGGGGCC